AGTTGGGTATTGAGCCTTTAGATTTTATCGCTGAGAATTCGGACTGGTATCAGCTTGGAAATAATCAGATCGCACCGGGAATATATCGGGTTCGGAACGACAAGCTAATTTCTTCCACCTTGGACGAATATGTATTTTCAAAAGATAAAATTAGAGTGGGACGAGAGTGTTTCCCCGTGTCTGAAGTTTTTGGTGTAAAAGTCTACGAAGGCACACATCTTAATACTGGTCAAACTATTCACTTTACGCTTAAAGAGATTTACAAATAGGTAGCTTATGGCTGTCCAATCTTACATTGAGGCTAGGTTAGAACAAACAGACAAAGAAACCTCAGCATTCAAATCACACATAATTCAAAAACTTAGACTCAAAGGGATTCAAGATACCAAGGGACGAGGTGGAATACACGTGCGTTTTCCTTTACCTATGCCAGAACCTGAGTGGCCAGCATTTTTTAAAGAGTTAGATTTGGTCTACGAAGAATATCCTGAAGAGAGTATTTCGCGTTCTTACACAACATATGTTTTGAGAGCAACAAAAGCAGCTTCTAAAGTCACTAAAGGTATGGTTATACCTTGGGTAAACAATTCTTCAAACAAAGCAGCTTCTGGTGAGCGGCTTTTTGGAAACAAAGAGCTTACACCGGACGCATTAGGTCTTGCTGGTCAGACTCTTAATTTCGCAGGAATAATTAGGATAGTAGATCGTAAGCTAAAAGCTAAGTACGAAGCTCCCGTGTATAAAATGCTGATGAGCTTGCTGCATAAGTCCAACACCAAACAAAAGAAGATTCCACTAGATCCAGCTATGGATTTCAAAGACACTGACCTAAGCAGAATTTCTGCTGACTTTGGTGAAATTATGTCTGCAATTTGGTCTATGAATAGCTTAAGGTTTCGCAAGGTGAATTTTCCTTCAGCTTCTAATGAGCCGTTAGTTGACTTTTATGGTGTTCGTATGGGCATTCAATATCCAGTGTCGGTAAAGTCTGGCGGTGGTGGTAAGGTAACTATTCAAAACATCATCAACGCAATTGAAAATAGAGCTAAGACCGCTAATCAAAACACGTTGGCAGCTGAAAAGTCGCTTCAGGTTTTTAAAATCGTAGATCAGTATAGTTCTAAAGAAGGTATGGTAGAGCTACATAAACTAATGGACACACCGTCTATTAGAGAACTTGCAAAGATTACTGATATACGTCAAAGAGATATGACTCTTAAGAACTTAACTGAGTGGGCGGAGCAGCGAGATAAGAATCAGCTGGTAGAAGCGCTCTCGCCTTTTTGGGCGATCAGTCGCGGTAAGCCCGGTCCAGATACCATTGATGAAGCGGCTACAGGTTTATCAACCGATAAATACAGGTTAATAGGTTCGCCTTTAGGTGAAACCATATGGAAAGTTTTAAATGAAAACAACGACATTAAACAATCTTTGACGAATGTGGCTAGACAAGTCGCTTTGATACAGGTCAATGTTGACGTTAAAAACCGAACAATAAATTTTAAAAGTAATTTTTTTAGAGATGCCAGTTTTGAATTCGGATATGCGGGTTACCGAGCGGGTAACAAGCTTGGGTTCAAAATGAGCTTCAAATAATAAGGATACATATGAAAACGTTTAGACAATTATTTGATGAAGAAATGATGACTACTGGAGATGCTGGTATTCCACAAGACACTTCAAATATGAAACCCAAAAAGTTACGTAAAACAAGACCTCTAACTCGTAATTACATAGAAGTCGCCGGGAAAAGAAAGAGGCTCCGTAAGTAATGTATTTTAAAATTATATTTCTATTCGCTGTACTCAGCGTAATAGGTGGTGGGTATGCATATCATCAAG